ATTGTGCGGACTCGATTGGTGAGTCAGAGAGTGCAAAGATGTTCATCAGTTGGACCCCCGATCGAGGTGATTGAGGATGCTGATACGAATCACGGCTTCCACAGCAGACTTGCTCATGGGGCCGATGCGCAGCATATGAGTCGCGATCAAGATGCGCTCACGTTGGGATTCAGGTTCGGTGACGATTGATTCGTCAAATATGCAATGCTTCATGACTCGATAATCCTTTACAAGAGGGAGTCGATTCGGATTTGTGCCTGTTCTGGCCTCTATGGTATGGCATACTTTGCAAAGAAAGTCAAGCGTTATTTACTCGGTGATAACGAGTCGATAAATTGTTCGGCCATCCGGTCTTTGAGTGGTTTCAATCCAGATTCCAGGGACATCTTCAAGTTTGTTGCGGAGTCGGACGAGCATAACAGGTAGAGAGTTTGTGGGGTATCCGCGAAGCCGATTCAAAACAATCCAGTCCAACTCGCCGGGAACGATTCCGTCAGGCAGAGCCAGATGCAGAGCAGCAAGTATTTTCCATTCACTCGGAGTCAAGTGGATAGATACTTCGGTTGTGCGTAGCAGGGAATAGTAGTAGTCGATCCACACGGATTTGCTTAAGTTGAGTCGATAGTGGTCACTCGGATGATTCGCTGGGGAACCATTCGCGGGCAATTTGTAGGGCGTCAACATGGCGAAGTCCTTCATCAATGAGTCGGATACGAAACTGATCGAATGATTCAGACGGAAAAGGCACGAGAGGCTCTACGGATATTTCGCCCATGACTTCGCTGGCAATTGATAGCCTCGATTCACGAGGGTCAACAGGTTGCTTGTCAGTGATGCGAATCATGATCTCCTTCTGGCCGTTGGCAAGAGTGCGAGGATTCATACCTTGCAAGTCCTTGAGCAAGTCAGCCATTATAGATAACAATGAGCCGGAATGTTTGCGGGGTTCACTGACTCCCGTAACATACATCATCACGTGCCAATCATTGCGTCGCAAATCCATTAGAGTTTCTCCAGAAGAGTCGGCTCATCATCGACACACAGATCGAGGAGTTCCTGATCGAGCAATGACTCAAGTTCGCTAATCAACTCCACCTCACCGGCGTTGCGCTTACCCGTAGTAATTGACTCAAGTTCTTCGGCAGATCGGGCAATGGTTACTCTAATGTGAGAACCCATGTAGATCTCTTGAGTCCATTTGCCAAACGCAAGAACAATCTCACGCATGGTCATATTGTCGAGTTGCTGGGTCATCTTGGGCTTGCCGATTGACTCAAACTTAGCAAACGCTGTGGTCGAGAGTTTCATTGTGGAGTCCTTTCTTTGGGAGTGAATCAAGGTGTCTCAAGGTGTCTCAAGGTGCTAAGCCTATCGGCAAGTCGGCAGACATAACACTTTGAGTGGTGATGATTCTTTCTAACTTGATTCGCTGCGCTGCTGTTCACGCTTCAAATCACATGACCTATCGGTCGGTCTGATAGTGCCAGATTGTCATGGTAATGCAAGGTAATGTTTTTCTTGTTTTGTCATTTGTCATTACACGTTGCATGGCTTGCTTGCTGCACCGCTCCACCCTTGCATACCACAATGCACACTTGCTCTGACTCAATCCCTATAGACTCCGTTGAGCGAGCTATCTAAAAGACCCCCCTTCAAAATTTCAAATCATTCATAAGGGGGATTCAGGAGGGGATAACAAACTACCGTAGTGGAGTCGGACTAGATCGGGGTGGAGTCGGAAAGAGTGCGCACACAACACACCAAGGGGACACAGCGCCGACAGTATGTAATATGTAATGACAATTGACATTTTAATAAACAGTCATGCTGACAATTACCAAACAATCTGACTCATTCGCTTTTCTTGTTCTTTTGAGTGGCACCGTTCCGCCCTTGGATTCGACTGTTTCGCTCGCCGCTCTTTGCCGTTCTCGGTTTGTTCCACGGTTTTTCTCGATGGATTTTCTTTTCAAATCTTTGCCTTTGGCGGCTTTTTGGCTTTTCCGTTGTTGACTTCCGTTCTGCTTTCTGACACTCTCACAGAGTCGAAAGGGCAATTCCGCTGCGATCGACTCCAACCAACCTAGCGAAGAGGACTCCATACCATGGCAACTCAACCCAACACTTCCGCCAAGACTCCCAAGGCACCCGCCAAGCCGATTCTTGCTGATGACATGACCGCTCGCCGGACGTTCTACCCAACCCGCGACGAATCGGGCGATGTGATTTCTTCGGCGCTCGAACAGGCGCAGGAATATCTCGCGGGCATTATGGAACGATTCGATGATTTCGATGATTACCCCTTTGCGGCTTCCGGCGTATCGCTGGACGACGAGGGCAACGCAGTGTTCGACGAATCTGTCTATGCCGAGGATTCCGGCGTCATGGTCGGCTTGCTCAAGAAGAACAAGGAAGGCGTCAAATGCACGTTCATGGCACCGATCCCCGACTTCCCGGCAATGGTGGCCGATACCGTGGACGGACCCGCGCAATCTTGGGCCGTGGCGATTCTGGAAAAGGAAGCCAACCACGTTGCAGTGCGAGCCTTGCGCGAAGCCGAGGACGTTTCGCTTGTCGTTGACCAAATGCCCGCAAGCGCCGATTCCTACTTTTCGTCTGGCCGTGGCGCTGGCGCTGGAATCATGGCGACGTTCAACGAACTTTACAAGGCCATCAACGCCCTGCTGGCCAGCAAGGTTCCGGCATGGGCAAAGGCCAAGCTCTACAAGTCGGAAATGCAGAAGGCGATGGAGTCCAAAGCCTACGCGATGGAATACTACCAGACGCTCGAAGATCGGGGCGAACGAGAATCGCTTTTCGTGCTGGCCTGCAATATGGGGATTCGCGCCGCTGCCAAGAAGGGTATGGACCCCACCATTTTTGAACGCTGGCTTGCCACTCGCAACGAAAAGCCGTTCAAGCTGGACGCGACCGACGAAGGCGAGGACGATTTCGACCTTGACAGCTTGACCGAATCGCTGCTGGCCGAACCCGCCAAGCCTGCCACCGAACAGGCCGAACCGGCAGAAGGCGAGGGCACCGACTCGACCGACGAGGAACCCGCCACCGAGTAACCGGCAGCACCGCCACCAAATCAGCCCCGCCATTCCTAACCGAGTGGCGGGGTTTTTTGTGTCTGACTCGCGCAACATTATTACGCCCCCAAAAATTTTTTCTCTTCGCTTCGCTACGAGAAAAAATAGAAGAGAAGATGAATGGCTGGTCGCCATAAGTTTTGATTAGTTGAGTCGCTTCGCGACGTGCTTTGTTTGCGGGGATTATGGGGCGACTGTTGCGCTAAATATATCTATCTGTGAGTCCCATTATAACTCGTTAGGGGCGGGCTGCGCCCTTCGCTTGTCAAGTCACTGCGTGACTCCTTCACTCCATCAAATAAATGGACGCAGCAAGCTGCTACACTGCGTGTCAATTTATTTGATTCCGTTACGGCCCTGCGGGTGACAAGCGACCCTAGACTCGTTTTATGGGGGTCACCCAATAGTGGGTCAACATGATGTGAAGGATATCGACATGACTCAATGTCCCCCTGCAATCGCATACGGTGCTGACGTCAGCCTCGCGACTCGTTACGACGTAATGAAGCAACGCAAGGTGTGGCGCGTGAAGCAACAACAAGCCGAGTTACTGGAGTTCTTCGAGTCGGAATGGGAGTATGACGCATGAACGCTCTGATGCAAGTGATCGCCAAGGAAATCCCCTCGAACATGAGCGACTCAGGTGCTCGCGAGACACTCATAACGGACACGAAGGGCACACAGTATCGACTCGTCGATTGGCCGAGGTTTCAGTGGGCCGGACTTAATGGGTCAGGTGGATGCAGCCCACGCATGGTAGAGGTTTACGTCGTCGCTAAGCATGACGTTGTTGAAGACCTTGAACGATTCTTCGAAGGCCCGCAGGCTCGACGTGATGCTATCGAGTGGGTCGAGAGTCAACTACCATTCTAACATCGGACGGGGATGCTCCTCGCTCGTTAGGTTCTCTCATGAATCTAAGGGCGGGGGGTATCCCCCCATTCGTTTTCGCAGGCCCCACCCTTTAATATGAGTCCCACATTTTCCGACAAAAAATTTTTAACAAAAAACTTCCGACTCGCCGTCAAAGTAAACTAACGGTTGACATACCTCGGAAAGTAACGCAACCTTACAGAAGATTCCAGAAAGTGCGAAGAATGAACATCGCCAACATCACTGCTGAGTCGTTGAGCAAGGCGCTAGGCGCGGATGTGCCTGACGTGTATGTTGTCTTGGCGAAGCATAGTGTTATGGGGATGGACCATGCGGCCATTAGTGAAGTGCTCGGAGTCACTCCTGGGGATATCAAAGAGGTCGAGGACGACGAACTTTACCAGCGAGTCAGGACACAGATTGGCGCGATCTACGCGGATAACCAGACGAATCGGGTATTTGGGTGGGACGGAATCGAGGAAATTGCGATCCAGAAACTCGCCGAAAGGATACCGTTCGAGAAAGACTCGGACTTCCTGCTGCGAGTAGCTGCGGTCGCGAACAAGGCGCAACGCCGAGGAGCAAAAGACGTAGGTGTTCTTGATCCGACTCGGGCGGGCAAAACCGCTGTAACGCTCACGCAGCGGATGGTGCAGCGCATGATTGGCGGCGGGACTCAAGTAGTCGAGCGTCAACTTTCCATCCATGATGGCTCTATGCAGCGAGTCTCCTTTGGGGAGGTAGACGACCTATTGGGCGTGTCGATGAAGCCTGTTGCGCCGGTTGTGCGGGATATCACGACTCGTGATGGCGATCTTTGGGACGAACTTGGCGAAGAATTGGAGAACCAGATATGATACAGCGAATCGACCCCAACATCGCGCACGCACGTGTCGACCCGATTATCGGTGCACAGCCTATTCGCCCGGTGATGCCAACGGCTCAGCAACTGTCGGCAGCGGCAGGTCCGGTCCCCACAGTCACACAGCCCCTGCAAAGCCGATTCATCGATCAACTGGTGTTCACGATTCTGGGCAGTCCGTCCGGCGGCTTATCAGCCGAGAGGCGACAAGAACAGGAACAGGGTCGGGCCGAGGCCGGGAATCTGGCGGCTTCGGCGGCCAACGGAAATCTCGGTGAACAGTTCATGTCGACTCCTTCTGGTGGTGGCGGCAGCGCGTTGGAGTCAATCGGCAAGATCGTCAGCCTCTTTGGTGGCGGGGGTGGCGGCTGAGTCATGGAAGATTTTGCAGAAAAATTCGAAGCAGCTTGGCGCGCCGCAGCCGAGGATGGTGATGTGCCGACTCAAGAGCTGGAGGGTGAGATTGGACTCATCCGTCAGATGCTTGCCAAAGACGCCGAATTTTTCATTGAGTTTTTTCTGGCCGATTCGCTGGATATGCCGGTGCCTCAGTTCCATGTGGAAATCTGGGGACTCCTGACGGACCAGGACAAAGAGCGAGTTCTCTTAGCGATTCCACGCGACCATGCCAAGACGACTCTGGCGAAGTTGGTGGTGATCTGGTATTGGCTCTTTACCCGACACCGATTCTGCGTCTACTTATCGAACACGGCACCAATCGCCAAAGGCGCGTGTCGCGATATTATGCAGTTCCTAGAGTTGGATAACTTCATCCGACTCTACGGCAGGATCAAGATGGTCAAGTCTAGCGAGAACGAAGGTTTGTGGATATTCGATCTTACGCTACCCGGTGGACGAGTCAAGCGGTGTATGCTGCGCGGGCTGGGGCAGGGCCAGCAAATGCGAGGAATCAACATCGACAACCAGCGCCCAGATATTGCGGTGGTGGACGACGTGGAGGATAATGACAACACTGAGTCGGAGTTACAGCAGAAGAAGTTGGACAGGTGGGTATTCGGGCCGTTCTTGAAGGCGCTCGCGCGCAGGAAGAAGATTCTCTGGCTGGGCAACATGCTGTCCAAGACGAGTCTCCTTGCCCGCTTGAGCAAGAATCCCCGATGGAATCCGGTTGTGTTTGGTTGCCTAGTCAAGGATTCTGTTACTGGTGCGCTGCAACCTTTGTGGCCGGGCAAGTGGTCTGTCGCCGCACTGCAAGACGACTTCAAGGAGTATAAGGACAACGGACTCGTCGAGACGTGGATGTGCGAAATGATGAACATGCCCGGCCACGGCGAGAACGGATTCAACTTAGACCAGATGAACTACCTGCCGGTTCCTACGCCGGACATGGTGGAGTATGCCTGGATGAGTCTGGACCCGGCTTTTGGGCAATCCTCGCACAGTGATGAGTCAGCAATCAGCGTTCATGTGATTCCTCGTGGTGGTGGAACACCCATGACGGTGGCTACGGCTCACAGTCCCATGTGGAGTGAGGTGGACATACTCGAAGAAATGATTCGACTCGGCACCTACTGGAACGCCTGGACCTGGGGAATCGAAGCGGTAGCCGCGCAACGCGTGCTTATCAGTCTGTTCAACGTGCTACTCGCTCAGAGAGGGTTGTGGAATCAAGTCGTGATGGTCCCGCTGATGTCTGGCCGAGGCGATCCCAAGGTAGGTCGAATCAAAGCTTTCGTGGCCTTGATGGCGAACAACGAGTGGGGCATTGCTGAGGGAGATATTGACATCACGAATCAGCTCATGGGTTATGACTTCCGCAAGAAGGACCAATCTGACGACATCATTGACTCGGCGGCTTATGGACCTATGATGATGGAGTCTTATTTGCCGCTGATTCAAGCTCAAGCACAAGGACTAGATACGTCATTCGGTGATGGCGTCAAATTCGGACAGGAGGTTACAGGTGTATAACGCAAATACTACGCAAGGGACTCAGCTCAGGCACGCCAAGGTGGCGCTGGCAAAGCCGACTGTCCACCCAACACACCCGTTTCGGCATGAGGAGAATCACGAGGCCCTGCTCCAATACCTCAAACAGAGGCTTACTGTGGGCAAGCAATCGCGGGACAATGAGATTGACCGGCTGATTCGCGTCGACAAGAGCATGGCAGGTTGGATGCGGCGCAGCAAAGAGGACCAGGAGCGGATTCGCCAAAGTGAAGTTGACGGGAGTCCGCAGGCGGTTGCCATGAATCTACCGCTTTCGTTCGTTCACGTTGACGACATGATGACCTACTTTGCCGAGACGTTCGCACCGAGTCGTGGGATGTTCTACCACACCGGGCAACCGGCGGAAGTGGGCGAGGCGAATCAGATCATCACCAAGATGAACAATGACGCCATTTATGCCGGATTCTACCGGGAGGTTCTGCGCGGAATCTATCAGGTTCTGAAGTATAACTCTGGGGGCTACCGAGTCGAGTGGGGTAAGGACGAAGGCCCGAAACTGGAAGCCGATCAATCCGGCAATACTGTCGTCACGACTGAGGTGAAGTGGCAGGGCAATCGACTCAAAGCCCTCGACAAATACAACTTGCTGGTCGATCCCACTGTGCAGGTCGGCGATTTGCATCGCGACGGCGAGTTTGCGGCTTACGCAGAAATGCGGAGTCATTACTGGCTTCAACATCGCGCGAGTAACGGGGTTTTCTTCAACTGTGATGACGCGCTTTCGCGCAACGAGTCGATCAGCCAGTGCGCTTACTATCGCTCGCCGCCGCAGGAAGCCATGTTCACGAGTCCGGATGGCTCCGATACAGGCTCGAACTGGGTCAATATCTTGGCGGAGACTCCGGGATACAGCCACCAGAACGGCTTCGAGTTGGTGCACATCTACATCAGACTCAATCCGACCGAGTTCGGCCTCATCCCCGGTAACAAGACGGAGCAGGCGCCGCGGAGTCGCTACGAGATCTGGAAATTCACCGTGCTGAACGATACCTACATCATCTCTGCTGAGTGGATGAATAATGCTCATGGACACATTCCGTTCTACCTCGGTGTCGTGAACGACGACTCGATGGGTGCGGCGCAGAAGTCGGTGGCCGAGATTCTTCAGCCTCTCCAGGACTTCGCAAGCTTTCTGCTCAACTTGCATGTCTACTCGACAAGGTCGTCGGTATGGGGACTCACAGTCTACGACCCTACCGTGGTTGATTTTAGCAAGATGCCCAAGGGCGAGATCAACGGCTACTTGCCCGTGAATCCTGCCGGATACGGCAAGTCAATTGACCAGGCCATCTGGAAGCACAACTCGACTCTGGAGACAAAGCAGACGATCTCCGACTTGGAGGCGATGATGGGGATCATCAACCAGTTCTTCCCCACACAGGCTCTGCCGAGTCAGATCGCCTCGATTGACCGGGCCGTGGAGAGTCAAGTAGCGGCCGTGCAGCACGGCGCAAACCGGCGGCAGCAAAAGACCGCAAGGTTGTTGGATGACTCGATCTTCTCCAAGGTTCGCTATGCGATGTATTACAACATCCTCCAGTATATGCCGGACGAGGAAACCATCACGGACTTCTACTCCGGCAAGCCGATCGAGCTGAATCTTTCCGCGCTGCGCAACACCAACCTGCCGTTCATCATCGGGCAGGGACTCAAGGCGATCGACCGGCAGGCCGTTGCGGGTATGATGCAGAACATCATCTTCGCGCTGATTCAGGCCCCGCAGGCCGCCCAGGGAATCGATTTGCTCGCTATGATCGACTACTGGACCAGTATGATCGACGTCGATATCGACATGAAGCAGTTCCGAATCGCGCCGCAGCAGGTTGAAGGCCAGCCGCCACAGGTAGATGCCGCTGGCAATCCGATTCAGCCTGCAACTGATCCAGCCCAGATCGCGGGAGGACCGATCTATGATTGATCCTGACCTGATTGAGTCGTATGCTAGTCACACGCAACAGGACATTCGCAACGCGCTTGCTGTCCTCGCGCAGACTGGGGTGCTGCTCGCGCAACGAGATCGACTCGCAGAGCGATTGCTCAACGGGTCGGATAGTGAAGAAGTTGGCCAACTCGCCGGGTCAATCATTCAATACCGCAAGACGAGTCAGGCTCTCTTGCAACTTCATCAGTTCGGCGAACAATTTCTTGCGGAGGTAGACCAATGAATATGAATGTGCAACTGCCCGGCGCTCCTGCCGGTTTCCAGCCCGACTCGACTTCGGACCAAAATAACTCGCAGGGTAATTTCAGTGACTCGCAGATCGCTGACGGAACCCAAGATAACACTGGACAGCCGGAGGATTATTCGCAATTCTGGAGCAACCCGAAACCGGCGGAAGGTGACAAGACTCCTGACCCGGCGGCGGATTCAAACAACGATCCGGGCGTAGCTTTGGGGCGCCAGATCGCAGAAGGGATTCAGAAGATTTCGCTCCCCGAAGTTTTCTCGCGTGAAGTCGGTGAACAGATTGCTCAAGGGAATCTGGAAGCTGTCAACAAGCAGATGAGTGAATATGGGCGGCAGGCGATTCAGGCGTCGGTTGTCCAGTCGGCCAAAATCATTCAGCACTTCGGTGCGCAACTCGTTGAACAGATGCGCGCGGAAATGCAACAGATGATGGGCGGCGAAAAGGACACGCAAGCTCTGGAATCGTCGTTCCCGTCCATGCGCGATCCTGCAATGAAGCCAGTGATTGACGGGGTTTTCCGCCAAGCTATGTTGCATAGCAACGGGAATCGCGACAAGGCTCTGGAAATGACTCGCGGGATGCTGCGGGCCATGGGCAAGGCGG